CCATATATGATACAAGTTTAAAATTCTTCTTTTCACTCCAACATTCTCTCACTATATTCGAAACAATCGCGGAAGTAATTATGTTATCATTAAAAATAATAATAACATCTTGTGGATTTTCCTTAATATAATCAGTTATTTCAACCTCTCCAAAACCATTTCTTTTTGGATTTTCTGTAGCATACGCATCGTGTATCTTGACTCTGGATGGAATATCATTTCTAATACCAGAACCTACAGTATGTGAAAAATTTTGAAATCCATATATCGTCAAATCAATGTCTTCACATTTCCCAAGATGTTTTGAAATATAATAAACTACTTTAGAATATCCATTGCTCGCTGCTATCGGATATGTACCACACAACATTATCCTTTTATTTCCTGTTTTAGACGGTGTCCACCAATTTTTTTTTATTTCTCCCGATGAAACATTTATTTGAGATTTTTCAATTTTTTCGAATTTTGATTCTTCTAAAGACTCTTGTCCAATAATAATTGATCTTTTCAGAACATTCATCTAAATGTGGTTTAATTAATATCTAATGATTTATCTTTATACCTATTATTTATATAATTAGACATTGTTATATATCCTAATAATATCATGTGGTTAATTTCATCTGATGTCATTTCTATTGTTAGTTTACTATTTTGAGTTTTAATATTTATACATTCATAAGGAACATCCCCTATAAAAACTGTATTTGCACATTTTGAATATTCGTCGATTTCTTCTAATGATGATCCAAAAAGATTCAAGACAAATATATTGATAATTCTTTTGCAATATGCCAGAAGCGATAACTGTTGTCCTTTCGGTATTTCTGCAAGTTGTTCATTTTTTGAACCAGCGAGATAGAAATACAATACATTTTCACGAGGGATATCTGTAAACATATTTTTTAAATTAAATGGTTTTGATATTATACCATCTACAAAATATTCACCATCAATAAATACTGGTTGATAAATAAATGGTATACACATAGATGCTTTGATACTATCCAATACAGACACAGACGGTGTTGTTTCTAAAGAAAAAACTTTTTTGTGACCAGTATTTAAATTTGTACAATTTATATATATATTTACACCGGTTCTTTTAACAAAATCAATATATGTCATATCGTCAACTTCATATTTGTATTTTAAATACTTAACAATGGGTTGAATTAAACAGTCATTTGATTTAAATCCATTGGAATTGAAAAAGTTAAAAATATCAATGTTTGAAAATATAGATTCTTTTTCATTAAACTCTTGAAGAGTTTCATAAATTGCATTTTCAATAAAATCAATAGGGATTTTTAATGCAAATATAACACCGAACATTGCGCCAATGGATGTACCTGCAATATGATTTATGTTATTTGCGAGTTTTTCATTATATAGATATCTTAATATTCCAAGATAGGAAAATCCTTTTGACCCTCCACCAGATAGAATTAAATGAGTAAATTTTGGATTTGTACCCATTCTTTGTTAATAAAGGGTTATGAAAAATAAATGTTACATCGTACGATGTTGCAAATATGGTTCCAGTAATTCAAATGTTTTTTTCATACCAATATTTATAGCAATTTCAGTAATTTGATCACATAAAAATATAATCATAATGCCGATAAGAATAAAAAGACCAATATTTATCAAGTTCTTATAAAATATATCCTTGGTATTATCAGTATTTTTTGGTCGAATAATATCACTCTGTATTTCTTTAGTGATAACTGGTTTTTCTTTCACCGGTTTAAAGTTGGTCATATTATTTTCATCACTAAATGTCTGTGGATAATAAGGTTGGGTTTCTTGAAAATCATTAACATTGAGATACTTTTCCAATTCTTCGTCATAAAATGGTTTAACAGTTTTTTCATCTAAAGTTTCTTTATTTGCTGCTAAAGAAACTTTCTTAGATTTTTCCATTGGTTTGGTATCTTCAATTGATTTGGTATCATCTTCATCGTGATCTTGTTCGACAAAAGTTTCGTGTATTGTTTCATTACGATGTTTTTTCTTAGATTTTGATTTTTTCTCTCTCTCAAAAGTATCAACACTGTATGCCTCCTTCAATGTGCTATAATTCATCATATCGCCTCTAATATAGATATCCGAAAAGAAAATATTATAATTATACTATAATAGAGAAATCATACATATGAAATACATTGAAGATATTCTAAAAGGAGTAATTTCCGGAATTCTTTCAACATATCTTATTATATATGGTCTGCGTCCTTCGGTTCAATATCCTGAGTACATTTTAGATACATTTGAAAATAAATGGATATTTATTCTTTTAATTATCTGTAATTATTACATTTTTGTATGGGATTATACATGCGGGTGTTTGATGTTGTTGGGCATAGTTTCCCTGATAATGGACTATATTGTATTCACCGAAAGATCAAACAATGACAACAATACAACAAGGGATTTATTACAAGATATGTCTAATGTTTTATTTCCAAAATAATGTTTTATAGCATAATAGTAGATGACAGAATTCGATCCTATTTCAATTTTAATGATATTATTATTTCAATTTGGAAACAGGTTTGCTAAAATCAATTTAACAAAGGCACAAGAAAAACTTTTGGTACATCCTGTTACACAATTTTCAATGTTCTTTTGTATAGCATATTACAGTACCAAAAATATCATCACATCGCTTCTGATAATATTAATAGCATACCTTTTTTTAAATGTATTGTTCAATGAAAATCATAAATATAATATATTGTCTGAAAAATGGTTAATTTCTGAAAAACTAATAAAACAATTACCTGATACCCGGATAAAAGAGACTTATAAATTGAACTTGAAAAAATTTCATGAATAATGTCACAAAAGAGTACATGTATGTATTTATTTTTAAATTTTTTGAATTTTATAAAAACTATTCAAAAAAATAAAGAAATGTACTTTTTTATGAAAATAGAGTACATGTATGACAAAATTTTTCAAAAAATATATTGTTCAAAATGAATTCCAAAAAAATGTAAACATGTACTATTTTGGTGGGTTTGAATATTAATTTATTGTTTAACCAGTGTAAATAAAAAAATGATATTAAACATATAATATATGTATAATTATTAAGAGGTATGTCAATTTATCCAGAACTTTCATATACAGACCAAAAGGTCGAAATACAAGACATAAAAGGAATACAATTTAGTGTTCTTGGACCCGAAGAAATAATTTCTAGATCTGCCGTAGAGATCAATAGAACAGATACATATACAGGAAATGAACCTGTTGTAGGAGGTCTGTTTGATTCCAGAATGGGTGTTCTGGAACATAATAAAGTATGTAGTACATGCGAGCAAAAGAACATTTTCTGTCCCGGACATTTCGGACATATTGTTCTTGCAAAACCTGTATTTCATGCGATGTTCTTTGACATTACAAGGAAAATACTGAAATGTGTTTGTTATAGATGTTCAAAAATGTTGATCTCGCCTAATACAACTCATGTTGACCTTAAACAAGATATTTCAAAAATTATGGCAATGAAAGACAATCAACAAAGATGGGGAGCATACTTCAAACTGTGTAACAATAACAACAAAATTAAATGCTGTGGTGACGATGGTTCGCTTGGATGTGGTGCAAAACAACCTTCAAAATACAATAAAGACGGTCCTATGAAAATTTTAGCCGAATGGAAAGAAAAGGTTACTTCTTCGGAAGATAACAAAACAGTTCTTGAATTTACTCCAGAGGATGTTTTGCGTATATTCAAAAGAATTTCAGAAGAAGAAATGGAAATAATGGGTTTTAATCCTAAATGGAATCGACCCGAGTGGATGATAACAACTGTTCTGCCTGTTCCTCCACCTGCTGTCAGACCCAGTATTGTAGAAGAAAATGGACAAAGAAGAGAGGATGATTTGACTCATAAATTGTGTGAAATTATTAAGACAAATAACAATATTCAAGATAGAATTAACAAAGGTTCTTCTGAAGAAACCATCAAATTGATCAGTATGGTATTACAATATCATGTATTTACACTTCTAGATAATCAAATCTCGGGTCTTGCGCCTTCTCAACAGAGAAATGGAAGAAAACTGAAATCTGTTTCTGACAGAATGAAGAAAAAAGAGGGAAGAATTCGTGGTAATTTGAACGGGAAACGTGTTGATCAATCTGCAAGAACTGTTATCACACCAGACCCTTATATTAGTATTGACGAACTTGGTGTTCCAATCAAAGTTGCTATCAATATTACATTTCCCGAGGTTGTTAACGAATACAATATTGAAAATCTCAAAAATTTGATTCGAAATGGACCTGAAACATGGCCAGGTGCCAAATATGTTAAGAAGAAAAACGATTCTGTCACTATCAACTTGAAGTATGCTGCTAACGAAATAGAAAAAATCGTAAAAGAATTGAAACATGGTGACGTTGTTCATAGACATTTATCAGATGGAGACTATATCCTTTTCAATCGTCAACCATCGCTTCATAAAATGAGTATGATGTGTCATAAAGTAATTGTTATGCCATATCAAACATTCAGATTGAATGTATTGGATACTCCTCCTTATAATGCAGATTTTGACGGTGATGAAATGAATTTGCATTGTCCTCAAAATATTCAAACAATGAACGAATTGATGGACATTGCTGCTGTTCCGTATATGATATTGGCACCTAGAGATGGTAAACCCATAATTGAAGTAGTACAAGATACACTTCTTGGTTCATTCAGATTAACAAAAGATCATACTGTTATTGGTGACAAAACAATGGCAAATCTACAAATGATTAATTCATATTTTACTGGAGAATTAAATAAACCAAATAAGAAATACCAGTATACTGGAAAAGAAGCATATTCATGTATTTTGCCACCTGGTCTAAATATTAATAGAAAAAATAAGGCAGATGAAAAATTTGTCATCAAAAACAGCAAACTCGAAAGTGGAACACTTGATAAAACAGTATTTCACGGAATTACATCCGGATTGATCCCTGTTATCTATCATGATTATGGACCATTTGAAGTTCGAAAATTCTTGGATAATACACAACGACTTATGTGTAGGTGGTTGTTGAGTTCGGGTTTCAGTGTTGGTATTAGTGATCTGATAGTTGATTCTACAACAGATGCAAATCTTAAAAATAAAATTAAAGAAATGAAAGCAATCGCTTATAATCAACTTGACGAAGTAAGAAGAGGCGTCATTGAGAATAACAGTATTTTCAATAATGCAGATTTCACAGAACGCGAAATAATTGGTATTCTTAATGAAACAACTAATCAAGTAGGTAAAATAGGATTGTCTCAAATTGATGAAAAAACAAATAGAATGATCAACATGGTAAAATGTGGTTCTAAGGGAAAAGAAACTAATGTTGCTCAGATTATTGCTTGTGTTGGTCAACAAAATGTAGATGGTAAACGTATTAGTTACGGATTTACAGATAGAACACTGCCGCATTTCACTAAATATGACGATGGTCCTGATGCGAGAGGATTTGTAGAAAGAAGTTTTATCGATGGTCTTTCGCCACAAGAAGTATTCTTTCATGCAATGGGTGGAAGAGAAGGTCTTATTGATACTGCTGTAAAAACTTCAGAAACTGGCTATATTCAAAGAAGATTAGTAAAAGCAATGGAAGATGTCAAAGTATATTATGACAACACTGTTAGAAATGCCAAAGGTTCTATTGTGCAATTTATTTACGGAGAAGATGGGATGGATGGGTGCAAGATAGAGTCACAATATATCCCAACAATTATGATGAATTCTATGGATATGGAAATGAATTATCATTTGACACAAAGCGACAGACTGAAATATCATATGACAAAAACAGCATTTGAAAAAGTTTCAAGTAATACCTTCAAAAGATGTTCTGAGCATTATGATCAAATAGTCAATGACAAAATGTTCATTATTGAAAAGGTATTTGGTGGAATTAAAAACGCTGCTATCAAATACCCCATACCTTTTGATAGAATTATCAAAAATGCACATGATAGTATTCAAAATCTTGGTGTGAAATCATCAAAGACAGATTTAACTCCTGATTATGTTCTTGATACAATTGATAAACTTTGTGAAGAATTATATATCAAAGATACTGAACAAGGAATGATGTTCTTTCAAATTCTTGTCCGATTGTATCTTTCGCCAAAGAAAATGTTGATTACATATCACTTTTCAGTAGAAGTATTTGATTGGATCGTTGCGCAAATCAGACAATATTTTACAGAAGCGATTTCTCAACCTGGAGAAATGGTCGGTATAGTTGCAGCACAAACTATTGGAGAAATGGGTACACAGATGACACTTGACTCGTTTCATGTTTCAGGAACAGAAGCGGCAGTCAAAGCAACTTCTGGTGTACCTAGATTGAAAGAAATTCTGAGTGCGACTAAGAAGACAAAAACACCAACATTGATCATATATATGAAACACGACATAGCAACTGTTGTAAATCCAGTTATGGAGGAGGATGGTATTGAAACAAAAGACGAAAGAGTTGAAAAAGCAAAATCGGCAGCAATTAACATTAAAAATTCTATCGAAATTACAAAATTGTCCGATATATTGGAATACAGTGAAATTTATTGGGACAATAGTAAATATGACACAACAATCGAAAAAGACAAAGGTCTTATGACTATATATAATGAATTTAGAAATATTGAAAATTTGGCAAATAAATGCAAGAGTGAATCGTGTTGGGTACTACGTATGAAATTTAATAAAGAAAAAATGAATTTCTATGGATTGAGAATGATTGATATTTACACTAAACTCAATATGGCATATGACAAATATATAGATTGTGTTTATAGTGACGATAATGCAGAAGAATGTATTTTCAGAATTAAATTGACGGACACTGCTTTGAAAGATGTTGATGCAGCAGATGAGTTGGCGTCTGTTAAAGCAATTGAACACAATATCGTTTACCAAGTTCTTCTCAAAGGATGTAAGGGTATTAAAAAAGTATCATTGAATAAAAAGAAATATGAAAAATATAATAAAGAATCTGAGTCATTTGATAAGGTTATTGAATGGGTTCTTGATACCGATGGAACAAATCTCATTGACATATTGTCCAATCCTAATATTGATTCGACAAGAACTATATCCAATGATATTCGCGAGATTTATGAAACATTGGGTATTGAGGCAACGAGAAATGCACTGTATAATGAACTTATAAATGTAACAAGTGAAGGATCTATGAATTACAGACACTTGTCGTTATTGATGGATGTTATGACATTCAAAGGATATCTTATTTCAATCGATCGTCATGGTATTAATAGAGGTGATATTGGTCCTCTTGCAAAATCTTCATTTGAAGAAACAACCGATATGTTAGTAAACGCAAGTATCTTTGCACAATATGACAATGTTAATGGTGTTTCTGCAAATGTAATGCTTGGGCAACAACCTCCGTGTGGTACAGGAGATTTCGAAATTTTGTTGGATGAAGAACATATGATGAGTATTATGAAAGATTCAAAAGCAGTCAAATTAGAAGATATTGTTGAAGAATATGAAAAAGAAGAACAAGAATCGTGTAATGAAGAAGATGTTACTTTCAATTTCAAACTCGAAGAAAATCCAAATCAATGTTATAAATTGAATGATCAAAAAATAAATATTGTTTAATTACAAAATATAAACTTAATATAATAAAACATCAGTTTTTTTCTTGTTTCTTGTGGAAACTCTAGATGGTTCAAGTTTCATTTTATTGCTTTCTGTCTTGGGTGTTTTTTTTGGTTTTTTATCTTTTTTTACTTGTTTTACAACTTGAGAAAGAACATTTGATGGTTTTTTAGCAGCGCTTCTTGCTTTTTTAGTAGTCTTTGATTTTTTTGTTTTTGGAAGAAACATACTAGCAAAACCATCAAGTAAATCATCCATACTTTCTTGTACAAATGAAACTCGAGGAGGTTGACGAACAACAGGTTTTGGAACAACAAGTTGTTTTGATGGGTCTGAACGATACTTTTTATTCAAATGAAGCATTTGTAAAGGTTTTTTTAAAGGAAGTGCTGATTTTCGAGAAGGAACACCGCCAGATTTCTTAGATTGCATTTCTATTAAATAAGCAAGATAAAAAACATTTTTTATGAATATTATAAAAGGAGGGGGGGGAGAGAGGTACTAAAAATA